AGGTGGCATTGAAGGTCTGGGCTTTTTCATCGGTGCTGTCGTCGGTGGTCTTGCTGGACAAGTAAATTTTGCCGATGTCGTCATCCGAGAGGCCCGGCGATTGCAGCAGGGCGTTTTTGAACTCGGTGTCAGAAACTTTACCGTTGCCGTCCGCGTCCGCTTGGGTATGGCTGCGCATCCGCAGCGACAATACCGCGTTCGATGCGGAACTGCAAGGGTTGATTGACGCGGCCAAGCAGGACTTGCGGCGGCGCGGCATCAAGGCGGCAGACAATGACCCGCTTATCAAGCAGGCCGTCAAAATGTACTGCAAGGCAAATTTCGGATACGGCGGCAGCGATGCCGACAAATTCCAGAAAAGCTATGAAAGTTACGAAGTTCTACGCGGACGGCATTGTGTACTACGTCTGCCAGAGCAACAACGGCTATTCCGGCGATTTTGAAGTCGCTATGTTCCCCGAACAGATGATGCTTGACATCTGGGGCATGACAAAAAGCAAAAACGGCCTGATTGTCGAGAATGCCAACGTCCAGCCCGCCAGCTTCGCCCTGCTGTTTGAGGTGGACGGCGACACCACCGGGCGCAAGTATGTGCTTTACAACTGTTCGGCAACCCGCCCCGGTATCAACGCCAACACCAAGAGCGAAACCACCGACCCCGACACCCAGACTTCCACCATCACCGTGTCCCCGATGGCTGACGGTACGATCAAGGCCCACACGGCAGACGATGTCACCCCCGCCACGCTGAACGGCTGGTACACAAGCGTTACCCTGCCCACTGATGCAACCTAAAGTGTTCCACCGGAACACCCTGTATACAGGAGATCATACACATGGAAAAAACCATCAACATCGACGGCAAAGAAGTCCGCCTGCGTGCCACTGCTGCCGTGCCGCGTTTGTATCGTATCAAGTTCGGGCGTGACATCATGCAGGACTTGTCGAAGTTTTCCGACGCTTACGAAAAGGCCACCACCGAACAGGAACAGTTTGAAGCTACCGATCTTGGCCTGTTTGAGAATGTGGCCTACATCATGGCAAAGCACGCTGACAAAGATGCTGTGCCGTCCAGCGTGGAAGAATGGCTGGATTCCTTCGAGGTGTTCAGCATCTATCAAGTCCTGCCCGAAATTCTGACGCTGTGGAATCTGAACACGCTGACGACGGCAAAGCCGAAAAAAAAACAAGGGTAAGCACCCGCGAAATGACAACGCCGCTGTTTTTACTGCGCTGCGTGCAGATGGGCATTGCTCTGCGCGATCTTGATCTGCTGACCGTCGGCATGGTAAACGACATGGCGATTGAACGGGAAAACGATGACTACAAGTGGCCGCTGAAAGCGACGCAGGCAGACATCGACAAATTCTTTGGGTGAGGTGAAGATTATGAAACGCTTCAAGAGCGCCGTGCAGCTTCTTCGGAGACTGTCCGACATTCCCGGCTTTTGGCTTTCTGTGTATACCGCAGTTATCAACACAATCTTGATAGTGACATTAGCAGCGAAATAGTTGCTACTATAGCGCCATAACCAGCAATAAGATTTGTAACTGCTTTGTCGATATTGTCCTTTTTTCGACTTTCGTATTCATCTGTTGCTTTCGTAGACAACGTCACATCTGTGTCATCATTGTATTTGACATCGGAAAAGTCAAGCATATCTGCACCAACGGTTTCTTGCAGTTTGATGTAGTCGCCTACTTTTGTTGTTTCCAAGACCTTACCCAGTTTCTTGTACTTCCGAACGGCGGTGAAAATTTTATACTGCTGTTTTGTCATGGCAAATGCCCCCTTTGCCTACAAGGATAGCACACATTATTTGCAGGGGCAATATTAACGGTGCAGTAAAGGCCATGCGCTTGCTCGGGTCATACCGCCGCACTGCATCGCGGACGCTGAACCAGCCCTCTACAATCAAGTCATCCCGGTCAATGCCCACGCGGTCAGCAAGGCCCTTGTTTTTGGCGTAGATTTTAGCCATCTGCTGGCGGATGAAATTTTGGTGACGCTCCCACAGCGCATTTGTGGCGGCAGTGTCACCGGCCTTGCCTTGCATAATCAGTGTTAAATCGTCCAGTTCGTTCATTGATTGCACCTCCGCTTTGTGGTATACTTTAGTGAAGATGCTGCCCTGCGTCTGCCCCCGCTGCCCGGCGGGGATTTTTTATAAGCTCGGTATGGTCTGGATAGCGCAACCCTCCCGCTTTACACCATGCCGTTGTAGGCTTCACGCAGCATCGGGCCGAACTCGTCCGGGTTGGCTACCAGCCACGCAAGGGCGGCAAGC